CCTGTACGGCTCCTGCGTTTCAATGTAGAAATGCTCTGCCGTGTGTGCCTCTGCAAGCCATGCGTACAGGCGCATCTGAATAGCATAGGCGCGGCGGTTGAAGTTGCTCCTGATGCTCAGGAAATCGCCCGTTGTCTTAAGGTCTGTGACGTAGCCGGGTCGGTAGAAATCCAGTAGACCCTTCCATTGCACTCCAAATGCCTCTGCAACGAACGCAACCTGCTTGTCGCTACCCTTGACTATGTCCACGAACTGCGTGTGCTGACGGGCCGCTGAGACGGCTTCTCGCGCACGTTCGGCAAGATCGGCAGAAAGCATACGCCTTTTCTTCTCTTCGCCCATGTTAATCATCCTGTAGTTAGAGCAGTATGGCTCGAACTGCTCAATGAACTGGGCTACTGCTTTTTCCCCGCTGTTCTTGTAATGATTGGCGTGAGCCTCTGTAGGGTCCACCCCTGCGATGATCTCATCGCACACAGCCTGTTGCAGAGGTGTGTTGGGCGTGTTGATGTCTCGCGTCCATACAGCAAAGCGATTGTCAAACTCCTTTGGCTCTGTGATAAGGCAGTCAATGACGGAGCCGAGTAGCATGGCATCGGACTCTACGTAGGAGCCTGCTTTTTTCTGCGCCATGCCATAGGGCTGACCACGGTCGATGTACAGGGTACGCAGGTCCGTACTGCTGTAAGCGTCAATGGCAAAGTATTCCTCTTGGCTTATGTCAAGCCGCTCTATGTTCTTGAACGGGTTGCCGCTCTCAATCTCCATTAGTTTCATTCAAACCTCCTGTTGTTTAGATCCGCTACGGGGCGGTATGCGATGGCAATTACCACCTCTGTCCCCATTGCATTTTGCAGTCCCTTGTTTCCCTTGCTCCGTATTTTTTGCCACAGCTCAACATCATCGCAGAAAATAACTGGCAGGATTGGATTACCATCGTCCCCCTTATAGCAAATAGATGCGGTCACACTATGGTTGTATGGCTTAATAAGAATACGCTCTATATCACCATCCCTCAGTCCATAGTAGCCCCTCGCTTTTTCTGCCTCCCACTCGGTCATTATGCGATGGTGTGACAGCCTGCCGCTTCGAAATCCCTCAGCTCGCCTCTTGGCAAAGATCGTATCCCAATCCTCAACGGTCTTGCCCGTGACGCGCCAACAGGCAGCCTCTGCCTCTTTTCTAAACTCTTCAAAGTGATTCATCGTCCCACCATTGCTTTAGACCAGCATTTTTAATCGGGTTGACACCAAGTGCCTGGCACCAACGAAGATAGTCAATAGGATGACGAGGTACAAATCGACCGTATTCCCAGTCCTTGATCGTGTCCTTGCACCTGCCAACTGCCCTTGCAATATCGTCCCGGCTGATGTCCTGCCTCAGTCGCTCTATCCATAGCTCTTCTGCATCAATCATTCTTTCCCTCCATATAGTGTGCTATTACTGCTCTTCCGACAAGGTATCCGACCTGTGGTACGACGGCATTTCCATATCCTTTAAGTGCGCCCACCCTATCGGAAACCCCATAAGCCATGCCACGAAAATCGTACTCAGTCTCCACCCATTGTAATGACTTGGATGCGCTCCCCGATTTTTTGCCGCTTTTCTGCTGTTGCTCCCCCCTGCGTCCGCTCCTGCTGCGTTTGGCGTTGACCACATCATTTTTCTTGCCACCTGTGTCTCCAAGTTTGGATTCCTGTGACTGGCTGCTGTTGACTCCGTGAAGTCCGCTGCCATTGCTTGATTCGCCCTCGGTGTTGCCCATCTGTCCACCTGTGTCGGAAGCTCCGACTGCCTTCCGCCCCTCTCTCTGCAACCAGCTCCGCTCATCCCCTTCCAGTCCCTCGCCGATGGTGTCGCCCATTTCTTTGCCGCGTCCGCTGTTGCCGTCGTTACGGGCCTCCCGGTTGTTGCGCTGTGCGGTTTGCTTATCCCATCCCACGGAGTCCCGTCCGCGTTCACAAGATCCCCGCTCTCCGTTGTTTTGTTCGCCTGCGGCGTGGGCCACATCAACCTTGAAGGAAACGGGCCAAGGCTGCCCTGTTGGTCCTCCGAACCAAGTTGGGTGGGCCACATATGCCTCGCTTGGCTTGACAGACTTCCGAATCCGTTCACCCGATCCCCCATTCGCTTCCTGAATGATTCTGGATCTTCGTCCGGCTCGTTCGCCCGAGGGGTAAGCCACGATGAACACTCGCTCTCTAATGTGCGGGGCACCCACGCTTGCCGCTGATATAGTTTGCCATTCCGCATCATACCCGATTTCGGCAAGGCTTCCGAGTACAATGTCGAGTCCTCTATGAGTGAGTGCTGGTACGTTTTCAGCAATGACGTATCTGGGTCGAAGATCGCGTATGACGCGCCACATCTCCCACCAAAGACCAGACCTGGTTCCCTCCTGCTCAGATAGGTCGTAATCAATTCCTCTCCCAATGCCCGCCCACGATATATCCTGACAGGGGAATCCGCCGGCGATGACATCGACAGGAATAACTGTGTCTGCTGTGATTTCTCTGACATCGTTGTATATCGGCACCTCAGGCCAATGCTGTTTCAACACCTTCTGTGGAAATTCCTCAATCTCGCAAAACCATTTTGTCTCAAAACCAGCCCATTCAAGACCGAGGTCCAGTCCACCTATGCCACTAAACAGGCTTCCTACTGTCAGTCCCATAGTATCACCTTGCTTGGCTCTGTTTCTAATGCGCGGCATAACGCAACTATCGTAGTAAGGCGTGGACTGACGCGACCACACTCGATGCGGCTTATGTGATCCTTGGTTATGCCAATTTCGTCTGCCAGCTCACGCTGACTGTATCCAAGTGCGTAGCGACGCAAAATCAGATGTGCTGTGTTAATCATACCATGAAAGACCCCCGGCTTATTTTTACTGGTTCTTGCTTTGGCTTTTTAGCGTCTGGTATATCCTGAATGTACCACTCCTTTGGGTCATCCATGTACCTGCCCTGATTGAACCACGTTGACGGATGCGGCGTGAACTCGCCTCTTTTTCCTGCGGGGCTTTGAGCGAACTTGCGAGTCCTGTCAAGCAGGTAGGCAAAGTTCTGATCGCCATGCTCTTTGTGCAGGTCTATCAGCGCACTCTCAATTCGTTTCTTGGATTCTGTTGGCTTCACCCTCCGCGGGTAGGCAGCGTAGATCGCCTCCACCTGCTCCTTCTTCGGCTTGTATTGCTTTTCCTTTTTATTCTTATTAGAGTCAGAGTCAGAGTCAGAGTCAGAGTCAGAAGGAAGTTCTTTGTTATTCTTCTGTGACTTCTTTTTCTCTCTGTACTTTTTTTGGCGTTCCCGTGCATCTGAGCGGGTTTTTTCCTCCCTCTCAAGTCGGCGTGACACGACTGTTACAATCGCCTCACCCGTAACGGGATCGTCACACCAAGAAATGTCAGCAACGCCCAATCTGTAAAGCTCTTGTAGGGCTGACTGGACTTCAGAAGAATCAAGGTGGCACATCCGTGCGATCTCCCGTACCGTGCCTTCTACCTTGCAGTCCGACAGGTCGTGCATGGTCAGAATCATCTCCAACCAAGCACCTCGACCTGCCGCTGACAGCATAGCGACCTTCGGGTCCCTACGCCAGTCCCCCACGAAGAACTTGATCCATGCCAAGTTCTCAGCCATTTTTTTCTACTCCCTCCAAGATGTCATTTGGTGTTGTTTCTACGGCGTTGCACCACCGCACAAGATGCTCATATCGAGGCTCACGATGACCCAGTTCCCAACAGGCAAGCGTAGACTCGCCAATGCCAATAAGGTCTGCCAGGTCACCACGGCTCATGCCATGCTCTTCCCGCATGGCCCTGAGCATATCCATTCTTAGTGCTTTCATTTCTTCAGCTCCTCAATCATGTCTGAAATGGTCTGTGCATCGCCCTCCTTCGCCCTCTCAATGTAGGCGGCTTGTTGTGCCTTTGGCAACTTCAGGATCAGGCTGTGCAGGAACTTCTTCTGCTTATCAGATGCGGCTCTTTTTCCGCCGCCCCCCTGCTGATAGATAGCGTTAGCCAACTCATCTGCCGAAGCGTACTCGCCGGTCCCAGCAAGACCAACCGACGCCAATGCGCGGCCGATGCTACTGGTCTCCGAATTTTCCATTGCGCTCGTGCGGTTGATCTGACTGGCTGACCGTTTTTCCTCTGCGTATCCAGTCCCGACCACCATGCCTGATGGGTTGACTACCTCGGCTTTCATAATCACCGTGTCGGAGTCATGGTGGACAAGCGTAGTCACGATGCCCCACCCATCCTTGATGGTGTACTCGTTGCGGAACTCGGCAACGCGAAGCGCGACCGTCTTGTATTCCTTGCCGTGAATCTTTACTATTCCGCTCATTTGCATACCTCCGATGTTGGTAGTCCGTTAAGATAGTCCATCGTCTCCAGATAGCCCTGTATGGCTCCATTTGACTGACCTATGGTAAACCCCACGTAACCCGCTACAAGTAGCACAGAGGCTGTTACAGCGACGATTACGAGGATCTTTGCTATAATAAGGAATAAGTCCTTGAACGTCATTTTTTTCTCCTCCATATGCGGCTAAACATTTGTTTAACCCTGTCTTTAATCGTTGACTTTTTTTCGTCTACCCAAAAGTACCACTCCGTAGCTGGATCTTCGGGGACTGGATGCTCGATGCTCATTCCTGCACCTCCACGATGACGTAGCCCTTGCCACGGCAATCTCCACAGCGGTCCCCGCTGTACAAGTCCTCGCCGCATCCGTTGCAAGCTGGGCATTTTTCCGCGTCATGCTTTACGCCCCATCGGGCGGTGGCTTCGTTGATCTCCTGTTCAAGCGTTTTCATCTCTACCTCCTATAAAGAAGTAATTTCCATCCGTAATAAGCGCACTTCTCTCCCCTACATAAACTCGCTCCTTGTCCCAAAACTCGTAGCTGGTTTCTGACAGCTTCCTGCATACTTCAAGCGGGGATTCATAGAAAAGATAGTAGTCACCTACCTTTACATCTGACCATGATTTGCCCATGTGTGGTATGGGGTCATCATATCCAAATAGTGGGCTGATTTTCAAAACTTGATTTTTCTCAGTTGTATTTTTCATGTTCACACTCCGCACATAATCCGTGCTTGTTTGTTGTTTTGGTTTCTTCGCCGCATTCGATGCAGACGTACTCCTCGACGCATATATCGCACAGACCGTTTTCTAACTGGTCGTAACTGTATACATGACACTCGCAGAT